CAACTGGAAGATAGAACAAGAAAGAATAGTTAGAGAACGTGGAACAACACCTCAATTTGTAGAGAATAAAAAAACATCTTCAGACTTAAGAAGAGAAGATGGTGAAAGAAAAAGAAGAGAAGGTATTCAGTACTATTAAAACTATGACAAATTACTAAAATGAACTATAAAGATTCTGGTGTTGACATAGAAGCAGGAAATGCTTTTGTGGAAGAACTCAAACTTAAAGCTCCCAGTATAGGGGGATTTAATGGTATGATGGAGATTCCATCAGGATATGAGAAACCTATGCTGGTATCTGGTGCTGATGGTGTCGGAACTAAAATTAATATCTGTAGGGTTGCTGATGATTACACCACTATTGGTCAGGATCTCGTTGCTATGTGCGTCAATGACGTTATATGTTCTGGCGCTAAACCATTATATTTTCTAGATTACATCTCTACTCAGAAGATAGATGACAATGTTGCTGACATTATGGTGGGTATCCTTAAGGGATGTGAGATAGCAGGGATGGATCTTCTAGGTGGTGAGACTGCGGAGCATTACAGAGCAAGCGATTATGATCTTGCAGGTTTCTGCACTGGTATTGTAGAAGCGTTTGATGTAGTTGATGGAAGACTTATCAAACCTGGTGACAAGGTTATTGGTATTGAAAGCAGTGGTCTTCATAGTAATGGATTTAGTTTAATCAATAAACTAATGTTTACGTGGGATAGGCGTGATGGTATTGATGAATATAAAGACTTCTTTGATTTGCATCCAATAGAAGAAGTTCTTACACCAACCACCATCTATGCTCCACTTATCCAGCACCTGTTGAATGAGGTTCCTATCTTAGGTATGTCTCATATTACTGGTGGAGGACTGCCTGAGAACCTCCCACGATGCCTTCCAAGGGGTCTTGGAGTTAATGTTGACTATGATGCTTGGGAGAGACCAGAACTCTTTAACAAGATCCAACAGGCAGGAGACGTTTCTGAGGAAGAGATGCGTAATGTATTCAACCTTGGTATTGGATTCTGTTTAGTTATACCACAAGAGGTAGTAGAACATACTCAGACTATTATTGCCGATACACCATTTGGCATGAGATCATGGGTCATTGGAAATATACATACACTTTAAAAAACAATTATGCAAGCAATAATCTATTCTAACGATAGTCAAGAGTGTGAGCGTATGGCATCGCTCTTGAAATCTCTCGGCGGAGAATTTTTAGAATATAAACTTAACAATCATTTCACTCAAAAATCATTTGAGTCTGAGTTTGGGTTGGAAGCAACATATCCACAAATTGCATTGGGATATAAACATATTGGTAATATGAATGAAACTTTAAAGTTTATGAAATCTGTGGGATTATTTAAATAAAATAAACTAATTTGAATATTGGATATAAGTCTAACCACCCTTAAAACCGTCACATGACCTCCCTCAAAAAGGGAGGTTCTTTTGTATAATAAGTTCATACGCATCAAACCCATGACCGTCAGGCACGAAATCAAATCTCAACTTGCTAAACTTCTTGCCACCGAAGACCTTGTGGTAGAGAACAAAAATGTTGAGACCGCATGTTTCAATGTCCATACTCGTGTACTGACACTGCCGAACTGGGATAAAGCAGGTAATGAGATATATGATATGTTGGTGGCACATGAAGTGGGACATGCACTTTATACACCAGATCGTGATTGGACAAAAGATTATAAGATACCTCCACAGTTTGTGAATGTGGTGGAGGATGTTCGTATTGAGAAAATGATGAAGCGTCGTTATGCTGGAATCTCCAAGACCTTCTATAAAGGATATAATGTTCTTGCCGATGAGGACTTCTTTGGTGTTGAGTGTGAAGATGTAAGTAAGATGAATCTTGCTGACCGTGTAAATCTTCACTTTAAGATTGGAAACTTTGTTGATATTCCTTTTGGTGGAGATGTAGAGATGCCTATCGTTCGCATGATCGAAGGTTGTGAGGATTTTGATGACGTTTTGATTGCTGCACAGACACTCTATAAGTATTGTCAGGATCAGATGAATACAGAAACCAAGACTGATATGGATTCATTAGAATCGCAAAGTTCTGATTCATCCGAAGAGCAATCTGATAATTCTATGGAGCAACAACAGCAACCTGGAGAATCTGAAGATAGTACAGACACCGAGCAAGAGACCGAGCATGTTGCCGAGCAAGAGACTGAGAATGTTCGTCAGGGTGGAGAAACTAATCTTGAACCTAAAGTCGATACAATGGATTCACTGCAGGATGCAATCAAAAAACTTGCATCGATGGATGGATTTGAGAATGTTTATGTAGAACTACCCAAAGTCAATCTTGATGATATTATTGTTCCGAATAATGAGATTCATGAGAGATGTGATGAACTCTGGGACAATCCGCATGATCCTTATCTGTTCGTTTATGTTGATAGTGAGTTTATGAAATTCAAAAAATCAGCACAGAAAGAGGTAAATTATCTTGTAAAAGAATTTGAATGTAGAAAATCTGCTAATAGCTATGCTCGTGCTACTACTAGTCGCACTGGAGTTTTGGACTGCTCTAAACTTCATACCTACAAATATAATGAAGACCTATTCAAGAAAGTAACTACACTTGCCGATGGTAAAGATCATGGATTGATCTTTATTCTTGATTGGTCTGGTTCTATGGCAGATGTAATGGTGGATACTATAAAACAATTATCCAATCTTGTATGGTTTTGTAAGAAAGTTTCTATTCCATTTGAGGTATATGCATTTACGAATGAGTATCCATTAATAAGTGATGATGGAGAAGAACTTTTTCGTAAACTATCGTATGAGAAAAAAGATGGTTTGATGCAGGTTGGAGAACAGTTTTCTTTGATGAACATTTTGTCACACAAAGTCAATTCTAAAACTTTGGAAAAACAATTGAAGAATATGTTCCGTCTTGCACAATACATTACTTTCGGTGGAAGATATTCTATCCCTGCTGGAATGGGATTGTCTGGAACTCCCTTGAATGAAACGATGATTGCACTTCATCAAATCATTCCCCAGTTTAAGAAAAATACTAAAGTTCAAAAAGTTCAGTGTGTTGTATTGAGTGATGGTGAGGGTTATGGACTTACTTATCATCGTGAGATTCAACGTCCATGGGAGCATGAACCTTCTATTGGACTTGGTAGAGTTAATAGTAATTGTTTTCTTCGTGATCGTAAAACAGGAAACACTTACTCTTTGGATTCTATGTGGGATGACCACACTGATATTTTGATTCAAAATTTGAGAGATAATTTTACTGATATTAATTTTATTGGTATTCGTGTTCTTGAGTCTCGTGATTCTCATCGTTTTATTAGTCGTTATACTTTTGGTCAACGTGAACTAAAAGAGAAAATACAAAACCAGTGGAAAAAACAGAGATCATTTGCTATCAAAAATTCTGGATATCATTCTTATATTGCCCTTTCGGCAACAACTCTTGCAAGTGAATCTGAATTTGATGTATCGGAAGCTGCTTCCAAAATTCAAATCAAAAAATCTTTTATGAAGAGTTTGAAGAACAAAAAAATGAATAAGAAAATCCTAAATGAGTTTATGGGACTTATTTCTTGATAAATATTTCTATAGTAATAGGTAATCAAAATGACTAGATTTGGAGATTTAATTGGAGGTAAAAAATCAGCACCTTCTCCAGCAGCACCTGCACAACCTACTCCAGTTGCAGTCCCCTCAAAACCAGCAGAAGCAATTGTTCCAGAACTTGTTCTAGAGGTGATTTCTGAAGAAGAAACTGAAGAAGAAACTGAATCAGATTCTGATGATATTTCAATTGATGAAATGTCTAAAAGAGAATTGGAGCAGTACGCTAAGACTGTTGGTCTTGAGTTAGATAGGAGACATAGCAAATCATCTCTTTTAGATGAATTGAAAGAGCATCTGACCAATTCCTAAACTGTCCACTGGGGGTCATCAAGACCCCTTTTTTCTTGTATAATAACTTCAGTTGAAACAAACAAAGCAAGAGCATGTCACTTTCCGTTGATTACATTATTACTTCTTTACAAGAACTTTATGGAGAGTCTGTAACTGGTTCTGATATTCGTGGATGGTGTGCGATGAATGGATCCAACTATCAGACAGTTACAAATAAAATTGCTGATTACAAAGTTGGTCGTGGTAAGTGGAACCTGACTATTCAGGAAAAACTTGAGCAAACTTATCAGGCACCTCCTGCCATGCCTACTATTGAGCAAAATTTGATTCCTGATAAAGATGATACTTTCGTCAAGTTTGGTAACTTTGGTGATCTTAAAAAAATTATTCAGTCCCGTCTTTTTTACCCAACGTTCATTACGGGTCTTTCGGGTAATGGTAAAACGTTATCTGTAGAGCAATCTTGTGCTCAACTTGGACGTGAACTTATTCGTGTAAACATTACTATTGAGACTGATGAAGACGATCTTATTGGTGGTTTCCGTCTTGTTGATGGGGCAACTGTTTGGCATAACGGACCTGTCGTTGAAGCACTCGAAAGAGGAGCAATCTTGCTACTCGATGAAGTTGACCTTGCTAGCAATAAAATCCTCTGTCTCCAGTCCATCCTTGAAGGTAAAGGTGTGTTCTTGAAGAAAATTGGTAAGTATGTAAAACCAACAAAAGGTTTCAATGTATTTGCTACTGCGAACACAAAAGGTAAAGGTTCTGAAGATGGTCGTTTTATCGGCACTAATGTTCTGAACGAAGCATTCTTGGAACGTTTTCCTGTAACCTTTGAGCAGTCATATCCAACTCCTGCGACTGAACAGAAAATCCTTGAGGGTATTGCTTTGGATCTTGGAGTGGAAGATGCTGACTTCTGCAAACGTCTTGTAGATTGGGCAGATATCATTCGCAAAACTTTTTATGATGGTGGTATTGATGAAATCATCAGCACCCGTCGTTTGGTTCATATCATCCGTGCTTTTAGTATCTTCAAAGATAAAGCAAAAGCAATTCAAGTTTGTGTGAGTCGTTTTGATGATGAGACCAAACAATCATTCTTAGAACTTTATGATAAAGTGGATGCAGATGTTGACATCTATCAGGAAAATGAACCATGTTAAGTACTAAGTACAGATTAGAACTCACTGATATCTGTTGTCGTATGATGGCAACAGATGGTGTACCAGTATCCTTAGAAGAAAGGATCTGGATGAATAAGTTGTGTGACGCTAATGCATCTGCTAAGTCACTTGTTGAATCCCTATTATGCCCTTACAAATATGAACCTGAATAATAATGAGGGAATCTTTATGACAATTTGGCAAGACTATATTGATGCACTCTTTGATGCTTTTCCTCAGTTAAAAGTGACTGAGGAGTGGGCACGATGGGAAGCTAAAGATGCTAAACTAGTAGCAAACATTCGCACTGGTAAGCATTTTATAAAGGCAAGAGAAGCTCACATTACAGATCCTAATGCTGACATATACAATACTATTCTTTATCCTAAGACTGGATGTAATCTTCCTTGCTTTGGTATGGATTTGATGAAGTTTAGTGATAGGAAAGTTATTATAGTATTTGATTTCCAGCATCCAGTAGAGAATTTTTTATTCTCAGTTGATGGACTGCCTGAAGATGATGGTAAGTATAGGTTCTTTGAGATGGGTAATCATTTTTCTAAGAATATCTTTGTAAGGTATTGTAAACCTGAAGAAGTAAATGCCTACCTATCCACATTTAAACAGTACTTGACTAAGTACAAATCTATGTTAGAATTGGAGAAACCTACTGGTACTGATACTAGTGTCTATAAAGACTTTGATGCTTACATGACAAAACTTGATCCCGTTAGAGGATATCTTTCAGGCAAGTTTGGTAAAGATAAATCAGAGTCTTTTGTTAACGATTTTCTTTTTACCTATGGTTAATTCTTGGAGTTTACTTTACGACGAAATGTACGGACCAGATGATGAAGTTGGACTTGGAACACATTCCAGCAGTAGGTGGGAAGAACTTTATGATAAAGTTGATGCTGATTTTGTGATGCCTACTGAAGAGCAGCAAAAAGAATCTCTTGATGCACACAACTTTTCTTGACTCAAACTCCCATTTCTGGTATAATTTATTGGGAGTATAAACCGCTTTAATTTCGTTATTTATGACTAAACAATTTGAGTACACTGGACAGGATTATTTCTATGGAAATGGAGTAATTCCTGGTGCAGAAAGTTCTGATACTATTACGTTTAATACGCATGAGAAAGATGACTGTATTATATTTGGTGCCGCAGAATCAGTATCACATTTGAATACTGCTGGTCAAGATTATATTTCTTTTGACCTACCTAAACCATCTAATCCTACAAGTGCTAATGGTAAAAGAAAGTATAGCGAAGATGTAATAATTGAAGAATTGCAAGAGTATATTATTAGAACATATGATCAGCATTATTCTGCTGGTGACGATAAAATTCAAACTCTCGATCTTATCGAAGCTTGTGGTGACGGTGAAGCATTTTGTCGTAGTAACATTCTCAAGTATGCATCACGATATGACAAAAAGGGTACTGCCCGTCGCGACATTATGAAGATTTTGCATTATGCTGTTCTTCTTATGCATTTCAATGATAAAAATGCCAAACGCGAAACCTATACTCAATAATGAAACTAAAAACTAAAACTATGAAACTATCTGATAACACTCTTACCATTCTTAAGAATTTTGCTGGCATCAACAATTCAATTCTTGTGAAGCAAGGTAATAAACTTCGCACTATCTCTGTGGCAAAAAACATTCTTGCCGAAGCAGAAATCAAAGAAGATTTTTCACGGGACTTTGCGATTTATGATCTCAATCAATTCTTGAACGGTTTGAGTCTTCATCAGGATCCTGATCTAGATTTTCAGGAACCTTCATATCTGAGTATTAAAGAAGGAAAGAGACGTGTAAAATACTTCTTTGCAGATCCGAATGTGATTATTGCACCACCAGAGAAAGAAATTAAGTTGCCATCTCAAGATATTTGTTTTCAACTTGATAGTGCATCTTTAGAGAAACTTACCAAGGCAGCACAGGTATATCAACTTCCTGATTTTTGTGCTGTTGGTGAATCTGGGGTTATTAAACTTGTGGTGCGTGATAAAAAGAATGACACATCAAATGAATATGCAATTGTTGTTGGTGAAACTGATAAAGAGTTTACATTCAACTTTAAAGTAGAAAACATTAAGATTATTCCAGGTGCATACGATGTAATTGTTTCTTCTAAACTTTTGTCACAATTTACCAATACTCATTACAATCTCAAGTATTATATTGCTCTGGAACCTGATTCAACATTCGGATGAAAGCATTAACTACAATGAGAATTGTGGGTAGTGTTATGGTAATTGCTGCCTACTTTGTTGTTCTTCATGTAAATCTGACTTTTGGAGTCATTATGAATACAATTGCAGATATCATGTCAATCCCATACTTTATCAAAACAAAGTCGTGGGACATTGTTATAATGTTAGGGTTCCTTTTGGCAATCAGTTTTAGTAAACTTTTAATATGAATATCTTTGTGACGGACGAAAGTCCAGTCAAGTCTGCTCAGGTTCTACCTGATAAGCACATCGTCAAGATGCCTCTAGAGTGCTGCCAGATGCTCTCTATCGTTGCCTCAGATAAATGGGGGCATGGGTATGGAACTCTCCCTAAGACCGATGGAACCCCGTATGCAACCGATAAGGGTGCCTTCCGTAATCATCCCTGTACAATATGGGCAAACGAAACTGTCGCAAATGCCCGATGGTTGATTCAGCACGGTCTTGCATTATGTGAAGAGTATTCTAATCGATATGGAAAAATTCATTCATGTCTTCATACTCTTGCACATGCAAATAAAATCTTTCCATTAGATGCTACTCATCGTTCAAAACTGACTCCATTTGTTCGTGCAATGCCTGAAGAGTTCAAGTTTGATGATAGTATCACTACCATCGAAGCATACAAGATGTATATTGCATCTAAACCATGGGTGTGCGATAATTATCTTCGTCTTCCCTATCGTAAACCTAATTGGATTTGATTATGAGTAATTTTATTTGGGTAGAAAAGTATCGACCCAAAACTATTGAAGAATGTATTCTCCCTGAGAGTATAAAAAAAACTTTTCAATCTTTCCTAGATAAGGGGGAGATACCTAATATGTTGCTTGCTGGTCCTCCAGGCATCGGTAAAACAACAGTAGCAAAAGCACTCTGTAATGAACTTGGAGTAGATGCATATGTCATTAACGGATCCGATGAAGGACGTTTTCTTGATACGGTCAGAAACAATGCAAAATCTTTCGCTTCGACCGTCTCGCTTTCTTCAGATGCAAAACACAAAGTCATCATCATTGATGAAGCAGATAACACGTCCAATGATGTACAACTCCTCCTACGGGCGTTTATTGAGGAGTTTGCTGGTAACTGCAGATTCATATTCACCTGTAACTACAAAAATAAAATCCTTGAACCTCTCCATTCCCGATGTGCAGTGGTCGAATTCGGAATTAAGGGAAAAGATCGACAGGGACTTGCAGCCAAGTTCTTCAAACGTATCCAACAAATCTTGGATGCGGAAGGTGTTGAATATGATAACAAGGTCCTGGTAGAATTAATCAATAAGCACTTTCCTGATTGGAGACGTGTTCTTAATGAATGCCAAAGATATTCCGTAAGTGGAAAAATCGACTCTGGTATTCTTGCTACTTTTTCGGATGTAGCAGTCAATGAACTGGTTAAAAACCTTAAAGAGAAAAATTTTCCCGAAGTACGTAAATGGGTTGTCAATAACCTGGACAATGATACTACTGTCCTGTTGCGTCGTATTTACGATGCTTGTTATGATTCCTTGGTTCCTAATAGTATTCCTGCTGCTGTTCTTGTCCTTGCTAAGTATCAGTATCAAATGGCATTTGTGGCGGACCAGGAAATAAACTTACTTGCCTGTTTGACTGAGATTATGGTTGAATGCGAGTTCAAATGAGTTATTACGTTTATCTATATCTTGATGAAGATGCAACACCATATTATGTTGGTAAAGGAACTAATAGTAGATGCACTGATTGTCATGGAGATATTCCTATTCCACCAGACAATAGAAT